ACATTGCCATATATAAGTTGATCGTATCCTCCTGGAGGAAAAAAGTAAGTTACCCAATTTGTCCCAGATCCATTGTCAATTAATTGTATACTCCAAGTAGGCTGAGGTGTAGCTACAGCAAATAAAAATATAGCAGAACCACCTATTGCAGACCCAACTGATTTTTGAGTTGGAAACAATGATAACTGACAAGGTATTGATGATGTTTGATTAGAAGAAATTACATACGCCCTATTGTATGGGTCATACCCACCTATTTTTTGCTTATTCGTTGTGTCAATCATTAAGTCTCTAAAGTAGTCTGTCATACCATCTGACGATATGTTAGCTATTTGATTCCCAGTTAACTTTAGTACAACACCCCTCTTTTCGTCTGTAAAGTAAATTTCACCTCCATTATAAGCAAAGCTCTCAGGGTTATTACTTATACCGTACTCGCCTGGATATGCTATCTGATTACCTAGTACTTCTGGTATAGATGCCACCTGTCCTCCGCCTAAAGCATCAACCAGTAAGTTCTTACCATATAGTACAGATGTGACCTTGTCTTGGTGTAAAACCAATAGATCTGAGTCTCTAGCATGCAGCTTTCTTACGGGACCGTACTGCTTATCTAAATTCATAAAATTTGCAAGTGATAGGTTGAACTCATTTAGTCTATTTACAGATGAGTCACCCCTAAATATTCCACTATAGGTTAACGATGCAAATTGATTTTGCTCAGAGTAGTCCTCTATTATTGTTGTAACTCTTGGGCTATAGCCCATGGTTGCATTTGCAAAATCGTCCTTAATCCTGTATGACTCTAGGCCATTCCCAAAACAAAAGGCATTGTAGTCACTGTTTACAGAGTCTGGATGATTTAATTGTATTGTTGCGCCAGTTGTTACAGATATTTGATCTTTCTCACCAATAGTGTATGCCACGCCTCCAGGAACTGTTGGGCCACCAGGGAACGGAAGGTTTATAACTATAGCGTATCTGCTAGGTACAGCGGTAATTGTGTAGAATGTTGTTGGTGTTATTCCAACTGAATTTACACATACCTTTTCTCCAACAGTAAAATAATGTGGTTGAGTTTTAGCTGTTTGTGTTAACCTAGTACCACCTAGACTACTTTGTTTTGTGTTATACTGCCACCTTGATATATGCTTATTATTTATAATTGGATACGTCTTGGTTAGTTCGTGAAATATATCTACATCATTCTCTGATGGAACAGTTTCACATACAACTATTTTATTTGGAGGAGTTTGATCTATAGTTAGAGAAACTCTTATTACATTTTGCTTGTTAGGAGCACCTCTAGATCCAAATCCACGCAAAAACATTTTTACAGTTGGTCCGTTATATTTATTATATGCCCAATTTGTAGGGACATTTTGTCCATTAGGTGCAGAAAACGTGTTTACGTTACTAGGAGTTGAATTTCTAAAAGCAATTCCTTTTGAGTGTATATTTTGTCCAGAATTATTATTTTGATTGAAAATAAGGTAATCTCCAGACTCAACAAACCACTCCTCTATATTTTTATAGTTTTGTTGAGAGGTAAATGTCTGTACGCTTGTATTTGCATTTGTATTAAATTTATCCTCTACTACTTGTATTTTTATTTGAGCTCCAGCATATATGGGGCCGTTATAGTTGCCATTTACAATTGCATAACCACCATTATCATGATAGTCATTACTCAATAATCCATTAATTAAATTAGGTCCAGGGAAATAACTATCGCCATTATAGGATCTACAGCTAATTTTAAATCTATCTCCAGATGATACTGAAGTACTATTCCATTTTATAGCAAATGCAGCATTTGCAAAAGGACTAGTCATTCCTATAGGAAGCTTTATTAAATCTATTGACCCTACAATTATAGGAATATCATTTGTTTGCCATCCAGATTGCCCTGTTAAGTCAGAGGTGTAGTTATATGTGTTGTTAGGTCTTATTTCAATTGTATATCTTAAATCACGAGATCCCCAATATATTCCTATAGATCCATTAATCGTATATGTTCCAGCCATAAATATATCTGAAAAGTTTATAGATACGGCACTTTGATTACTATTTGAATTTCCATAAAATACAGGTTGAGCTACATAAGTAGGTATATCTCCAGCAATATTTCTTATAACTGGAGTACTATAAACTAGTCCTAGTGTTGAATTTGGATTTGAGTCATTAGTTCCCTGATTAGTAGTAGTTATATTTTGTATTGTAGTTGCATTTAAAAATGTATCAGAATAATCAACCTTTATTTTAAAGTATAACCCCTCTGGAGCAGTTGGTAAAAACAAAGCTTGTTTTAATTCAAACTCAAGTATTTTAAATTGTTTATTAATATGAGTAGCTCCATTATTAGCTGTTTTAAATATAATATAACTACCCACACTAAACTTATCTCGATCAGATTCATTTATTAAAAAATATCTGAATAAACCTTGTGCAAAAAAACCTCTTGGAAATATATTGTAGTATGTCTGTTTTGCCTGTTTTATTACAAACCTATAGTTTGTTGCCCAGCAAGGAGGAAAATTTTTTATGTCAACAACTAGACTATTTGCTGTGTCTGAATTTATTGGTAGAATATATACAGCGTTGGTACTACTGTTTGCAGTGTTACTCTCGGTAGACGTGAGTGCCGTTGTCATCCGTCCATAGTCATCACCATATATAATACCTACCTCGTAGTCCCTGTCACTTCTAAATGTTGGCTTTGGAATAAAAAGTGATGTATTAGGATCTGTAGGAATAGCAGACGATATATATCCAACCGTAAAGTTCATGTTTATACCAACGTCATTGCAGTCTGAAATGTTTCTGAATTGTAGGTAGTTACCATATAGCAACCTATTTCCTATCATGTCTTGTGCCTGAGCCCTTAACGGTACATTGTCAAATAGTCTTGTTATTTGATCTGTAGATATTGGGGCATATATTTTATTATTTCTAAATGTAAAGTTAAACGTACTATTACTTTGTATTGACATGTTTGCCTTGTTCAAGCTCTCAATGATCATTACATTTAAGCTGCGTGTATCTCTAACAAGCAACTGAATATCTGTTACAAATTGATTCCCTGTCTCGAATGTAATATCAGCCTTGTTCTTAGTATTGACCATTCCCTTATTGTCACCAGTTTCAACGTCTAAAGAAAGTGGGCCTGGAACAAATGCAACTGAAGAGAACGGAGATATTGAGCTGTACTCGTTGTCTATGTACTTATATCTGTACGCAAAATATAGAAACTTCTCCTCTAGATTATTTGTTTGGATTGTACTGTCATTGCTTAGCAATATGTACGGAGCGTTCATTGGAGGGTTAAGAATAACATTTATATCTAATGGAATTCTTGGGTCATTTAGGCCATAAGACTTACACCTTGTTATGTTTATTCTTCTAGGTGGATTATAGTTATCAGTCCAGAATAAGTACGAGTCACCTCCTTCTCCCTCTAAGTAATTTACACCTGTTATTATTTGACTTGAGTCAAAATTTAGATAGTTACCACCAGCTACAGTGCACTCAAGCACCCTTGACGTTGTTCCACTAGATTGATTGTACTCTATTATAGCGTTTGATGTGGGACATGTAATAAACCAATATATAAGGTTCTTAGCCTCATACGCAACCGCACCTATGGTAGTGGTTACGCTCTCTTGTCCGACAAAGCTATTTACTGCCTGTGTAACAGGATATACTTTTGTCGCACCCAATCCGTTCTGAAGTGCGCCTATATTAGATCCAGAAGATGTATCTATGGTAATATTTAGCCCATGTCGATATTGTCCGTCAGGCAGTAGCCTCTCGTCAATATCTTTGTTCATCTTTCCAGCAAGGAATGTTCTTTGTAAGTCAGGCATAATTATTTAATCCATTTATCTTTACCTCTCAAGCTCATTAATAGCCTTGATGGGTGCATGTTACTTAGTCGTATTTTAGTATTTCTAAGGGTCGCTGTCTTCTCTTTCTTAACTCTAGCAATGGCGTACTCTTGAACACCAATTTTATTGTTAAGCACAGCCCACTTTAGGTAAGAATATAGATACTCTTCTGCTAGTTTATTTATTGTAATTTTTGTCTCGTCACCATTCTCCATTCCGTCTGACACGTACTCAAGTATAATGAATGAATTCTCAACACCACTAGAAAAATCAATTATCCCTGATGATTTGTTGATTGAAAACTTAGGATTAATGTTAGAGTCTTCAGGATTCATTCCGTACCGCTGCCCTAGTCTATACCCAAAAAACCAGTCACCATTACAGCACCACCCCATAGATCCGTTATACGCACCTGGGCCAGTGTATAGCTCCTTATTTTGTCTTAGTATGTCTAGCTTTGAGTCAGCGATCACAACCTGACCGTTTGAATCAAACACAACCTCTAGGTCATTGTCTTGTAGGTAAGCCGTTGCCGACATTACCGTCCTATTCTCAACCAATGGGATAAGTAGCCCATTACGAAGCATTGATATTCTAACATAGTTCACGTAGTCTGGAGGAAGGATCAACTTTAGATCGTCTCCCATCTCTATCTCTAGAACCTTAATATTTCTAAGTGCGTCATAGTTTAACTCCTGCACAGCTCTCTTTGCATGAAACAATAGCGTGTACCTATCAACATTGTTTACCAGCTTGTCGTTGCCTACATACATAAGCATAAAGTTGTTAACAATGTCAAATAGACTTACGTACTGATAAGACCCCCAGTTGGTGTCTTGTGGGATAGTCCCATTATTTGTGTAGTACTGATAATTAGTTATATATGACATATCTTATTGTTTTTGTTGAGCGTCCTGTATCTCTTCTGATTTTGCTGCCGCTGCCACCTCTTGTTCTCTTATCGAAATACCTGCATACTGTAGTATCTTTACAACTAAATTAACAAAGTCGCTGTCTGGTAACTCAAAATCAACAGAGCTTGCTGAATCAAATAAAGCCTCACCATTTGGAGTAGATATAAATGACCAAAGAGGAATGTATGGGTACCTTATGTACCTTATGAGTACGTTATTGGTAATAGATAAAGGATAAATTTTTATGTCCTCAGATAATAGCTGTGGATTCAATACACTCGATGTTCCAGTTGACAATATATAAACTGGATAGTTCACCGTTGGAGCAGTCAAGTTTGATGCCAGTAGATTGAAAATCTTGCTATGCTCAACCCTTTCTACTTCAGTAACATTGTTGTACACTATCTTCTCTATGTAGTAATAGTCAGTAGGCGTATTAAACTTTGCAGGAGCTGCATCATATGTAAGTGGGGTATACACCGAAAACCTGTCAATCATCTCTGATATCTTTTGTGGGATATTTGAATACCCCTCGCCATTCAGTCGATTGTTCTGCTTAACTATCTCATTTGTATACGAGTACATGTACTGCTCAAATATTTCATTTTGAGCCATCCTAGCAAATGTATTAAATTCATCAGGAGTTATGTAACCTCTATTATCTTTGTTTACTATGTTTAGTACGGTACGTCTAACGTCATCTATCATTGGGATGCTTTTTACAAAGATAAATAAAAAAAGGCACTTAAACTAAGTGCCCTTTCATTTTTAAATTACCTAATACTATTATGCAATAGCTACAGAAGTAATCAATTGTTGTGTTGCTCCAACCTTTGGTAAAGCTGGTACGATAATCGCATCAGGATTAGATGAAGAGCTATTAGCACTTGCCAAAGCACCAACTACTGCATAGTGAGATGCATAAGTAGCATCAGCAGTAGTAAATGTAATAGTAACAACATCAGCAGTAGCTACACCACCAAGCATAGTCAAAACTAAAGTTGATGTGCTTGGCATTGTAATTAAATAATCTGCATTAGCCGAGATTAAAGCTTTTGGAAGTGCTGTAGCAGCTCCAATTGTAAATTGTAAGAATTTTCTGTTCATTTTAAAATGTTTTAATTGTTAATAACAATGCAAATATACTAATTTTCTGAGAACTTATCGTCAAGGTATTTATATAAATCTAATCCCTCGTCAGACTGTAAATAAGAAGACAGTACATACAATGGATCTTCTCCAAATGGAATTGTCATTAATTTTTTCTTATTGTCCTTAAGGTTATAAAAGATCTCTTTCTTATTATTTCGATAAGATAGATATCCATCAGACATAGCTCTAGCGGCTGTATTGGTTACCCTTAGTGCTGGGTCATTAATAGCCTCCATAAAGTCTTGAGGGTATCGTTTTGCAAACATCATCACGTCTCTCTTTAATTCAGAGGTCTTCATTGATTCTACATTTGATCCCATCAATAACCTAGCTACTGACTCAAGTGTAGAAACATCTAAGTCTCTTGCTGCTAACTGTGCATCAAGTTGGTCATACAACATCATCATATCTTTCTGAGCATCGTTTTCATTGTCAAACTCATAAAACTCACCCCCATTTCCTGGGTGATAATGTAAGAACTCTTGCAGAACAGGATTATTTTTTGGTACATTTAATACGCCATCCTCAAAAACAATAGGCTCCAAAATAACATTTGCGTCTTGTTCTTCTTGAAATGGTGAATTAGAATTTCTAGCATACCTAAGTGGATGATTAGAGTTTGTCTCTTCATTATAGTAAAGCAATCTTCTTCTAGGTGTGTCTTTTGATGCTATATAATAGCTTAGTGGAGATGCTTCTCCTTTTAATAGATAAATCCTATCCTTAGGATCTAATTTTACTCTTTTGATCTTTTCCATTTTATATAATTTAAATTAAAATTTAAAATAAAGAGGGAGACACCGTGCCCCCCTCTATATCAATTATTCTTATCCCTTGAAGATGAAGAAGTTATTTGCACCTAATGTACATAAAGCTCTTTCAGACAAGAAGTTAACCTCCATTGCATCTAAGTCACTTGTTTGTGCACCACCTGCTGAACCTGTGATCCAAGTCTTGTAACGTCTGTCTTCAGTTTCTGAAGCACGGTAACGAACGTGTAAGAATGGTCTACGAGCATTTTTACCTAACACTTGATCGTATACGCTCATTGTTCCAGCTGGAACTAATACACCATTGATTAGACCTCCAACTAAACCACCTCGAAGGGTAGCATCGTTTAAGTATTTCCAGTCAGTCTTGTAGAACTCATACCCTCTTCGGAATCCAGAGAAACCTAAGTTAAGTGCCATCTCTTCTGAGTTGTCGAACAATCCGTAAGAAGTTCCACCAGCTCCGTAAGAGTTTTGAGCAGCTAACATATCATCAATATCAAAAGAGAACTGACGATTTAAGAACAATGCATTCTCAGCGATAGCTCCTTGCTTGTCAAGACGTTGTACGATTGTATCAAAGTCACCCAATGAAGATGGGGTACCACCAGACCAAACGTTACCACGAGTTTCAATAGCATTAAACATACCTTGTGTACCAGCAGATTGAGTTAATGTACTTCCAACTGGGTAAGCAGAAGAGTTTAATTCCGTAGCAGCTCCAGAAGATGCCTCAGCAGGAACACCCTCAACCATAGCCATCTCTAAGTAATCTTCAAAACGAAGACGAGTCTCATGCTCTGACTTGATGTACCATAAGTATCCAGTAGCTCCATTTTCAGTAGTTACTTCAACCCATCCAACTTGTGCCATATCTGAACCAGACACAGTATACTTGTCCTTAATGATAATTGGTTTATTGTCAAAGAACAAATCTTCAGCTTCGTTAGATCCTTGCATACCTGAAGTACCTTTTCTAAATTCAGAACCATAAACAAATACAGTTACTGTAGTAGCAGCGGTAAAAGTTGTAGCTACGTTGTTATAGTAAGCAACTGTAAATGTACTTCCCGTAACATCAACTATTAAAGCTTTTTCCGATTGAGATGCTATGCTTTCTGAAGAAAGAAAAACAGTTTGTCCTACACGGAAGTTACAAATAGCAGATGCAGCCAATGTAAATACTTGCTGACCAGCAGCAGGAGCTCCTAATGCAGCAAAAGTTACACCTGTATATTTTGTATGTAAACGACCTTGTTCTGCCCACTTGATCATGTCAGAGTTAGAAGGAAGTTCTGCACCTACCATACGTAAGAAAGATGCAATTGATCTATTACCGTAACGTTCGAATTCTTGCTCGTATGTATCAGGAAGATACTGATTTAAGAAATCAAAGTTTGTAATATAGTTTGTAGGCAATGTTGCCTTCACTGAGCTAGGTGTAATCGCTACACCTGGACTCGTTTGTAATGTACCAGCCATTTTTTTTAGTTTTTAAATTGTTTAACGTTTTTTTATTACTAATCGGCTTCCACGTTCTTGATCTAAAGCTCTAACCTGCACTCCAGTACTAGGAGCGTTTTGAGGTGTTTGTCTAGTCATGTCAATATTCTTTGATTCCCTAGATACACCATCAATTGCTTCTGATTTGCCTTGCTCATAAAAGAACTTAGCAAATTTTTCTGGATTTGAGGCTACAGAAATAGCACGGTGAAAGGCTTCAGCATCTGCAAGGTATCCATCATCATTTAAGAACTTCGAAATGAAGCCACTTAAATTAGCTTGTTCTTGCAATAAGGTTTTAGGTTCTGCTGGCTTATAAACTAACTTCTTATTCTCAGAAATATTAAACCCGAAACCTTCGAATTTATCTGAAAATAATTCATTTGTTTTGTCAGAGAAATACCTAGACCTCTTCTGTTGCTCTTCATCGTTAAGTGAGGAAGACTCTCTATTTTTCTTGTAAGCATTATAAGCATCTTTCTCTTCTTGTGGAACAAAAGACTCCCTTGACTCAAGTGGAACCTTGTACTGTTCTTTCATTTCGTTGAAATACTTCTTAGCTTTAGCAAGCTCTTTTTTCTTTGCTATTTGTTTTTTCTTGATATCTTTTTCATCATCATAATCTGAATCATATGAAAAATTACTTTCTATATCAAACTTAATATCTTCAGCGTCTAAATCTGCATTTTGACTCTTATAATATTCAAACAACAAAGAATTTGGTTCTTCAGTATCATAGTCTTTACTCAATTGAATAAAGTCTTGGATACTTCGTCCCGTTTCTTTTTTATACTTTAAAAAGGTAGACACATCTTCAGGTAACTCTTCGTTATCCCTACGTTGGTCTGCCAATTCATCTAACGATGTAATCTCTCGATTCCATCTTTTCCCAAGATATGAAAGAACTCTATTATCATCTAGATCTTCAGAAATGTTCTCTCCTACCGATGTAGAAAACTCTATATTCTCTGTATTGCTAGGTGCAGGTGTTCCATTTACTTTCTCATCATGCTCTTTTAGCAATTGATCCTCAATTTCTGCTACACCCTTTTCTTCAAACTCTACTGCTCTTACTTTAAATTCTTCTCCCATTTTATTTAATTTAATTTGTTACAAAGTTATAACTTTTTTTTATTTTTATTTTTTATAATTATCTAGGACTAAATGATTCTAAGTCAAATCCGTCAAGTGAGTCCTCATTACTCTCAAAGTTTAAAGGCGGAAGATTATTTTTTCTTTGGTTAATCAGATCTGACTGTCTAGTCGCCTGTAAGTCAACCCTGTTATCCTTTGCCTTTTCTTTTTCTTTATCTCTATCCATCAATTGACTTGACTCCATGCCCCTTAGTTGCATGTTATAGTCAAACTCTATTGCCATTAACTCCTTCTTTAGATCAGCCTCTGCTCTCAACTGCTGTATAGCATACTCAGCCTCTGCCTGCTTAATCTGGATCTTAGATTGAGATTCCATTTGAAACAATTGAGCCTTTTGTTCTGCTGCTGCTTGTTGAGTCTGCATGTTTGTCTGCATTTGCATCTGATATTCCATCTGCTTGTCCTGCTGCTGCTTCTCCATTCGCTTGCGTCTCTTAACCTTTAGCAACTCATTGCCAAGTTTAATGTTCTTGATATTTCGTATGTCAATGGCATCCTCTAGGTCAATTGTCTGTTGCTGCAAAGCTATCTGTATGTTAGCCTCTAGGTTTGCCTTTTGCTCTTCATCTGGAGATAACTCTATAAATATTCCGAAGTCATGTAAATATAAATCTTTTACATCGTTTATTATAGAAACATTATACTTACCAATTTGCATAGCAAACTCTTCAGCAAAATCAGAATACTCTAGTATGTCCGCAACCCTGATTGATATACATGTAGCTAAACGCTTTGTGATGTTAAGACCAGCCTCTAGTATGTGTCTAGTAGCTACATTAGAATTCATAGCAGCTAACTTCTGTACACCAACTAATGCATCTGGATGAGGTGATGTTCCATCTCTAGCCTCGTTAATTCCCGTCACATCTCTAATCATGTTTAGATAGTGATTATAGTTATTAATAAGTGCACCCATTTTTGCTTGACCGCTATTTGAGTTTAACTCTTGAATAGGAATTCTTGCGTTATTAAAGTCACCATCTTGTGTATAACTTCTACCAATAACACTACCCGTCTGGAAGTACAACTTAAGTGCATCCTCTGGATTGTATGCTGCACCAGTACCCAAGTCAACCTCATTGATACCATCTGCATCAATAAATACCCCATCAGGAACAACTCTAGCCATTACCTGCTGAAGCTTAAGGTGAGTCAATTGTATCTGATCAGCAAATGGGATCATTCGTCTAACTAGAGACTCCTTCATACCCTTATACATTCTAGGTGCATGCAATACGTAATTTGGTAGTGCCATCTGCGTTGCAGACTTAGGACGAACCATGTTACGCATTAACTCCCACTTTAATAAAAGGTTTGAACCAGCTACAAGTATGCCATCATACCACACGTCTCTTACTGCCTCAACCTTCTCGAACATCATACCCTCCTCAATTGGAGGATTGAACGACTCGTCCTTTCTTATTACCTTTTCACCACCATTTTCTAGTATCTTCTTTTTCCACACAAAGTGCTTAGACGTTTTATAGTTAAAGTATAACAACGTAACAACTTCATTTTGAAAGGCATCATCTTGATAACTTCTAATTATAGGAAAATAACTAGTCCAAGCTGAACCAGCATTTTTAATTTCCGTTAATTCTTCATCCGTTAAGTTTGGATTTATCTTTAATAATTCAGTGTAGTGTACCTGCTTTGCCTCACCAAAATAATAACAATCAGAAAAGTCAGCCTTATCTGTATAGCTATGTATCAAATTGGCTGGGTCTACGTACTCAATATTAACTCCATCATTTGGTAAGAACGAATGTTTAACACACGCTATACCAATAGTAGTCAAGTCATAATCTACTAGCTTTCTTGTTTCCGAATAATCATTCATCTTAAGAAGTGTATCGATTGCAACTTCTTGTGCTATCTCTATGCTTGGCTTATACTTTAACTGCATATACAATGACAATTCCTCATCATTCTCTGGCAATTCTTCTGGATCAACATTAAATGCATCTATACCAAACTGTTCCTTTGTAAGAGTTAAAAAATCTTTTGCTACCATGTCAGACTCAATCATATCTTGAAATATGTTCTTCTTCTCAGCAGACATAACATCTTGAGACTCAGCCCTTATTTCAAACAGTCTGTCTGACATACCGTTAACTACGATGTCTACAAACTTGGGTATGATGGGTATTGGGGTCCAGTCTAGATTTAACATAGACATGTCTCCATTTATAGATAACTCGTCCTTGTACTTCTGTATAGGCTGCTCACCCCTAGCGTATAGTCTAAGTCTATTAAACTCTCCCCGTTGGTCGTAAAACCTACAGGAATTATTCCTTCTTTTAAACCATTCGCCCTCTATGGCCTTGCCAACATTTAACCCGTATTTTTCAGTAGACTTCTCTTCCTCAGATGCCATTTGATTTGGAAACGGGTATTGATTGATTATAACTGGTGATTTATCCATTATTTTTTTATAATTTCGCTTCTTGTTCCACGATTATCGTATGTTACAAATTTAATACTTATTTTTGATTCTTTAGACTCTGGCACAAACATATA